CGGTATCAAATGCACCTATAAGCTTATTGATACAGGTTTTGTTACCGATATCAGCTTGAAATGAGTCGCCGCATAGGATGTATTTAGTATTGCGCCCGAACCTAGTAAGAATAGTAATAGCTTCAGACATATCTAGGTTTTGAAACTCGTCAACAATAACAACAGCATCGTTAAAAGTTAGACCTCTTACAAAGTTAACAGGTATTGCTTGTAAAACATTGTTAGAATTAAGGAGATTAAAGGTGCCTTCATCTGTAATCTCCTTTACCTTTTCAAGTAATGGTGCAGCGTAAGGTGAAAACTTATCATCAACCTCTCCGGGTAGAGCTCCAATAGATTTAGAAGCAGATTCTACAACAGATCTAATATAGATGATTGATTTAATTTTCTGCTCCTTAAAAAGCTCAAGAGCTGCTAAAACAGATATATAACTCTTTCCGGTACCTGCAGGTCCATCCACAAATACCATATTAGTCTCCTCTTGCTTTATACAATCATAAAAATTCTTATGAAGTTCATTAAAATGAAAAGGTTTCTTAATTTTGAAATTTAAGAACCAGTTCTGCTGTAAAGATGAACGTATCTCATTTACATCTTCCAACCCGTCACTTTTACGCTTACGCGCTACTTTACGAGACATATGTAAAAGTATTTATACTCATATAGGTATATAGCATATACAAAAAATAACTTTTATTTAAGGATTGAAATTTAAATGAACTACATTACAATTAGTTAAAGTATGAATATTGACTGTGATAACGAAACTTTGTTCTTACTCAAAATTAGTAATTAACAGGAGGAGATATAATTATATATATGGATAAATATATATGTCTACTCTTAAAACAACATAATATAACAAAAAAATACTACTTATGTAAAAGAGTTACATCAGATATAAAGACATTATTTACATATAGAGGGTCTGGCAAGAGATGGCTTTTACATTTAGCTAAACATGGTGATAATATATCAACCTGCATACTTTTAATTACTCGCGATCTTAAGACATTTAAGGATATATCGTCATTTTACAACAAAGTATGGAGAGTCGGTGAAAACAGTAATTTTTTAAACTTAAAACCAGAGGATGGAGATGGAGGAGATACATGGAAGTTTTCACAAAATGTTGATGAACGTAAAATTAAGGTTTCTATATCTCTTAAAAAATATAACAGTACTCAAGAGGGCAAATTAACCAGGATTCGATGCGGTGAAACAACATCAAAATTACAGAGAGGCAAAACAATGAAAGAGAGACTAGGTATAGACTATAATGATAGTAGAGAAGGTAAAAAATGGGATGAAATATATGAGAAATTATATAAGCACCCACAACAAAAACCATTTAAAATAACATGTAGTGTTAAAGAGTGGATTTTTAATAACGAGAGAGAATTTAAGGATACTCTTGGTATCCACCCTGACCCAGTATTACGAATTCTTAAAAAAGAAGGAGTATTTACTTTTAAGCATGTAAGGAAAAACTCAAAACATTTCTTTGAGAAGAATAACCAGTTGTTTTTCGAGTGGATTTAACTATAATAAATTTATGATTGACTTAGATAATGAATTCCTTCTTTTCGCCGGTGAAAATAATATACCAGAAGTATTTTACACAGTTGAGGGTGAAGGGGTCTACATCGGTAGACCGTCAGTTTTTATGAGATTTTTCGGATGTAATCTTAGATGTCCTGGTTTTAAGTCAATTGATTCACCAAACGGGTGTGATTCATATGTCTCTTGGACCAAAAAAAATAAACTAAGTTTTCTTGAAACATTCAAATTATTAGAATCTAATAACTACATTGATAAACTTCACCGCGGAGCAATACTTAAACTAACAGGTGGCGAGCCTCTTATAAGGCAAGAGAGTTTATTGAAATTTATAGATGCATTTAAGTATAGATATGGATTTGTACCTCATATTGACTTTGAAACTAATGCTACAATTATGCCTGATGAGAGATGGCTTACAAATAAATATCGTGTAACATTTACAACTTCACCTAAATTAACCTCAAACGGCGACCCAGAAGAAAAGACCTATAAGCCAGATGTACTAAAATGGCATGTAAAACATAAGTCTACTTTTAAATTTGTAATAAGTAAATCAGAAGATTTAGATGAAATTTATAGAAAATACATTAACCCTGATGGCGATATTGGCGTACCTACTACTCATGTCTGGTTTATGCCTTGTTGTGGCTCTAGAAGTGAGCATATTGAAAAGGCGCCAGCAGTAGCAGAATACGCTAAAGCGATGTGTGTAAACTTTAGTCCTCGTCTACATTTACTCGTCTGGGATCTCGCTCTACGAGTTTAATTATTAATTTATGAAATTATCAATATTACTTAACCTACTCAATCGATTAAAGATTGATCACTGGCAGACTGAGAGTCATGCAGAACATAAAGCTCTAGGTGAGGCATACGAAGAGCTTGATCCTCTTGTAGACAAACTAGTTGAAGTATATTACGGTCGAAATCCATTATGGAGAAAAGTACAGCTACCTACAGTTTATGCTTTAAAGTTACCAGCTTACGATAAATATCTATTAGAAGTATATACAACTATTCGAAATGATCTAATGGAGTACTTTAATAAATCCGAGACTGTAAGTGATAGCGGCTCACTTAAAAACATTCAAGATGAAATCGAAGCCGCGTTAGATCAACTACTTTACAAATTAAGACAATCATGAAAAAAATTACTGCCACAGAGCTTAGAAAAAGTGACCTCCTAAAACTTGTTTACAAAAAGACATTCCCAGATGGTGAATATAACATGCCTACATCTAAATGGCTAAAGGAAGAATATATTCCCTTTTATATTGGTGTTCTTAAAGAGCTAGATCTTTATGAATGGACTGAAAAGTTTGACTGCGATAATTTCGCTAGTCTATTTAGAGCACTAGCTCATATCTCTCATCGAAAAAGTAATGGTATTAATGAAGGAATTACAGTAGCAGAGATTCATTATACAGCTGCTGGAACTAACGGAGTATACGGTGACCATGCTATTAACATGGCATATACCGATGAAGGATGGGTCTTTATTGAACCTCAAAACGGTTCTATGAAAAAATTAACTGAAGCAGAACAAAAATCTATTTTTTATGTACACATGTAACCTCGCTCTAGCAGCTACTTTATTGTTAGTAAGCTGTGAATCACCGAAATTTAACAATAAAGTGCCAAATAGTGGAAAACCAATTCCAACTTACAAAACCGACGTAATTAAGACAGAATTTCCAAAAGTGAAATACGTTGAATAACGGTTGATTTATCAATAAGATATAATAAATTTAATTATGAGAATCGCGATATCTGGCTGCCAAAATTCAGGTAAAACTACCCTGATTACTAACATACTTCAAGTATGGCCTCAGTATGTAACACCAGAAAAAACATATCGCGATTTAATTAAAGATAAACAACTACCTCACTCATCTAGCGCTTCAAAAGATACGCAGTTAGATATACTCGGCTTTATGATAGAGCAGATGGGTGACTATAAAAAAGACAGTAAGGTAGTTTATGATCGGTGCCCTATTGACAATCTAGTTTACACACTATGGTGTCATGATAAAGGCATCGATGGGTTTGATAAGACCTTTGTAGATCAGTCAATCTCTTTAGTTAAAGAATCAATGAGATCGTTAGATATAATCTTCCTACTAAAGTATGATTCCTCTATTAAGATTGAGGATGACGGTCTACGCGATACTAATTTAGATTATATTAAAGAAATTGACAATATTTTTGGTGTATTGTATCAACAATATTGTCATAACTTAGAGTCAGATATATTCTTTCCTAAAGATGACTCTCCTTGTATTATACCTTTACCTGCTAGCGGACAACAGCGTATTGATATTATATCTGAGTACTTAGATCCATCTGGTAACCTATACGGCGACGATGCATCTATCTTTAACCCTAATAAGCTGTCTGAACTTGAAGCTCTAGTTCAGCAACAAAAGAACGCTCTTGATATGGAACAAAAAGAGCGCGCGATGTACGAGAAATTCAAGATCTAGTTATATAACAGTGTATGAGCCACTGACTAGATAATTGTTAGTACCAGTCCAAAATACTTCACTAGCACTGTAACCAGATAACCTTACACCAGCAGTAGATCCGTTTATACTAACGCCAGAATCTGGTACAATATCAACAGAGCCAGAACCTGCTCTTAATATTTTAGCATAAAAATTAGTTGGTAGACCAGTTGGTATTGTATAAATTACTTTGTTATCAACAAGCGTTGAACCGACAATAGCTGAAGTATTCGTTGATATAAAAACTTGATTATTATTTGTCGAGTCTAGAACTGTATTAGTCGTTTTAGTTACATATACTGGTGATAGTCTATTCTCTAGATCTACTAAGTCAGCACTAATTGTCTGAGTATCGGTTTGTAAATTATCTATAGTAGACTCGAAAGTGGTATTCTGAAGGGTTATAAAAAAGTCTTGATAATCGATTATACTAGTACCGTCTGGTGTCTCAACAATTAAGAAGTCACCGTTATTGATATCATTAATCGATGGAAGTTCTTTTATGTTGACATAAAGACTATTTGTTGAGGTACTAGCCATATATTTTATTTATTTATATAGATTGATTTACACAATTTATACTATAAATTTATGCATGAGGATAGGAGTAGGTATTATAACTTGCAACAGACAAGACTACTTAACTAACTTACTTTCTTCCATAAAAGATTGTAAAGACGTTAATGAAATTGTCATTGTTAACGACGGTGAGCACCTAGAGAATATTAATTTCGATAGACCTTATAGTTATTTACTAAACGAAAAAAATCTTGGTGTAGCCAAATCAAAAAATAAGGCTATGCAGCATCTATTAGGTGCGGGTTGCGACTATCTCTTTATCATAGAAGATGATATGGTAATACTTGATGGAACTATCTTCTCAAAATATATTGAAGCTCACAAGGCTAGTGGTATACATCACTTTAACTACGGTCCTGGATCACCGTTTAATCGAATACAGATAATTAAAAACTTTGACCTACATAATAGACACTTGTTAGATCAGGATACAGAACCTAATCCTAAATTAGTAATTGATTATGGAACTGTAAAGGTTTCGTTGTTTGAACACACTGTGGCAATGTTTTCTTTCTTTACTAAAGAGATACTAGAGAAGGTAGGATTAATTGATGAAAATTACTACAATGCTTGGGAGCATGTAGACCACACTTACTGCATTATTAAGGCAGGTTATCATCCTCCATTCTGGTGGTTCGCTGACTTATATGATAGTCACAAATACATAACAGAGGCTCCAAATGCGATTAACAATTCTTCTATAGCTAACAACAAAGAGCAATGGGAAAAGAACGTATACTCTGGTCGCGAAGTATACAAAAAAAAGCACGGACACTATCCAAATCAACCACCCTTTGTAACAAGAGAAAGTGTAATACAAATTATTAAAAAACTTAAAAACAATCAATATGCAAGTTAAGAAGCCAACAATAGCTATTTTAGTTCCGTCAAGAGAGCGGATGAATAATAGATTGACACTAATATCATCTATTATAACTACAGTAAAGGATATTAGTAACGTTACATTGTATCTAGGAGTCGATGAGGATGATCCAACGTTACCTTTAGCTGAAAAAGTTAGTGAAGCAATACCTTTTGTAAAAATTGTAAAAATACAAAACGATAATCAGTTTATTGGTCTCGGTAAAATGTGGAATTTAATAGCTGACACCTCCACTGAAGATGTCATATCTATGATTGGTGATGATATGGTATTTAAAACTAAGAACTGGGATGAGGAGATTATTAAAGAGTTTGAGAGCTGTCCAGAAGACAAGATTCAAGCTGTACATTGTAATGATGACTGTCATGGTAGTAAACTAGCTGTTAATCTATTTTGTCATAGACGTTATAAAGAAGTATTAGGTAGGTTCATGAGAGAAGAATTTAAAATTAACTGGGTAGATCAATGGCTGCACCAAGTCTTTTCTGCCTTTGGTAGATTGAAATATAGAGGAGATATCATGATCGAGCACAGACACTGGGTTCTCGGAAAATCGAAGAGAGACACTACTGCAGATCGTATGGCACAAGCTGATGGTGTTAGCAAAATTAGTGATAAACTCTGGTATTCTTTAAAAGATGAGAGGGTTAATGACGTTAATATGTTAGCATCGTATTTAAACCTATCACCTGATTGGACTAAAGTTGATACAGCTGATATTACATTATGATTGTACAGATGACCAGAACTAGAAACGAAGCGTTTCTAATTAAAGAACTACTACCTATCTGGCAGCGATATGCGGATGGTTTCGTTTTTATCAGTAACGGATCAACTGATGATACTGTTGAATATCTAAACAGACCAGATATTAAAGAAAAATATAACATTCTTGAGGTGCTAGAGACAAACAAGAATGTTAATATGGAGGAATACGAAACTAACGGAAGACAAAAGCTATTTGATTCAGCTAGGAAATATTCTAATAAAATTATCTGTATGGATACAGATGAATATCTTGATGGTAGTATAACTAAGGAGCAGCTAGAGGCTTCGCTTGAACAGCATCCAGATACAGTATTTATGTGTCAGTGGATGCAGTATACAGGTAAGGATAAGCGTCGAGTTGATTCATTCTGGAGATCAGTATTCCATGATAGGGTTGGTAACTTTAAAGAAGACGCAAAATTTGGAAAAGCATTTAGTCACTCTGGACACGTTCCGTCGGTCACAAAATCTATAAGAGTTGATCCTCAGTATCTCTTTATATCTCATCTTCAATGGTTAGATAAGAGATGGGTCGGTATAAAACAATACTACTGGAAAGTGTGGGATTATGTTAATCATAAGGAGCACGGAATTGGAATTATAAATGTTAAAGACTACGATACCTCAGTTAATAATTTTGCCTGGGAGTATGAAAGTATAGATATACCTCTCAAAATATCGGAGGACATTTACAAGACCCAGGATGTTAAGCAAAATTATAAACTACAGTATATTGTTGAGCAAACTAAAAAACACAATATACCTAACTTAGGTGACTGGGGTATGGGTATCTATGAATACTGCTTAAAATAATATAAAAAATATTGATTAGTAAATAATCGATATTATTATCTTATATAATGACGATCAAAAAAGACGAAATATTGGCTCTAGTTTCACAGTATGTTCTAGAGCAGAGACTAGCTAAGACTTGGACTGCTGGTAAAGACTGGGTCCAGTACGCCGGTCCTCTTTTTGATGAGAACGAGTATGTATCATCAATCGAGACTCTACTTGACGGCTGGCTCGTACTGGGTAAGAAAGGTATTAGCTTCGAAGATAAGTTTCCAAGTCTCGTTGGTAAGACTAATGGTATTTTAACTAATAGCGGTAGCAGCTCTAACTTAATAATGATGTCTGCTCTTACCTCAAAGAGACTATATAACCTACCTAAAGGTACAAAGGTAATTACCCCTATTGCAGGTTTTCCTACTACTATCAATCCAATCTTTCAAGTAGGCTTTGAACCTCTCTTTGTAGATATTGATCTTGATACCCTTAATCTAAATCTAGAACAGGTAGAAGAGCAGGCAAAGAAAGGTGCTAAAGTCATTACATTCGCTCATGTCTTAGGTAATCCACCTAATATGGATGAACTAATGAGAATAGTTAAGCAGTATGATCTAATCTTACTAGAAGACTGCTGCGATGCTCTTGGATCAACATACGACGGCAAACCTCTTGGATCGTTCGGTGAATTTGCTAGTTGCTCCTTTTATCCTGCTCACCATATTACTATGGGTGAAGGTGGTTTTATTGCATGCAATACTCCTCAGCAAGAGATAATTGTACGTAGCTTCAGAGAGTGGGGTCGGGGATGTTATTGCGTTGGTATGAAAGCTGGTCTACTTAAGAATGGTACCTGTGGTAATCGATTTGATAAATGGTTGCCGTCGCTACCTGATGAGATTTTTGATCACAAGTACGTTTACGACGAGATTGGTTATAATCTAAAGCCAATTGAAGTACAAGCAGCTATGGGACTTGAGCAAATTAAAAAGCTGCCATATATTAACGAAAGACGTAAGCACAATCATGCACGGCTATGTAAGATTTTCTCGCAGTATGAAGATTACTTTATTATACCTACAGCAACGGAAAAAAGTGATCCAAGTTGGTTTGCCTTTGCTATAACTATTAAAGATAATACTAAGTTTAAGCGTAGTAACATTATTAATCATTTTGAATCTAATAAGATTCAGACTCGCCCATATTTTGCTGGTAATATTATGTTACAGCCAGCCTATGCTGGATTAATGGATACAACAGAGGTTATAAAAAATTACCCTAATGCAAGAAAAGTAACTACTGACACTTTCTTCTTAGGCACAAGCCCTGTCATTACAGATGAACAATTAGACTATATTGATTCAACCTTGAAAAACTTTTTTAAATAATGAGAACACTTATATTGACCGGTAGTGATGCAAAGATGATGGATGTGTTAAACTTAACATTGCCATCTAAGCAAGATTATTGTAAGAGACATAATTATGATCTATTATCACTTAGATCTTTTTCTGCAGATCCACAATGTAATTTTACCTCTAAACATGTAGGGTTTTTACGAGCTCTTACGGCGTTTAAGCAGTTGCGATATTATGATAATGTAATGTGGGTAGATGCAGACTCTATTATTACAAACACAGAATATAAAATAGAAGACTTTATATTAAATGATGCGTGCTTTATTGCATCTTACGATTGGATGCACTATAATAGTTTTAGCACCGGTAACTTTATTATACGCAAAACGAGTAGTACACAGAGCTTATTTAATAGATTTTTAAATGTGAGTCAATTTAGATTAAACGACATCATGGCTGAGCAAGGAACTCTAAATCAAATTTATAGAGAGTCAAATGAGTATAAAGAAATGTTTAATATCTTACCTCATAAGTTTTTAGGTGCTGTGCCAAATATCGTTCATAGCACAGATACATGGAGTAACGATAAAAGGTGTAATATAATTGACCCATGGACACCTGATTGCTTCTTAGCTCACTTAACCGGTATGACAGCAGAAGAGCGAGTTAATATTTTAACTAATAACAGGTTAAATTTAAAATAAAAAAATGAACTATAAGTTTATACAGTACATTAGTTCAGGTTTTTTTTCTGATTTTAATGTTATAATTGGTTGCTTAGATTATATTATTAAAAATAAAATTACTAATTTTACTTTTATATGGAATAATGTATATTATCAAGAAATAACAGATAATACAGAAAATCTTTTTACTAAATATTTCTTTAGTACTCCAGAATATGAAACGTACGATCAGGAGATTCAAGCAATATCAATTGGATCAACATATTATAAGACTGTTAATAAACGTAAAATATTTTTAAATTCATTTAATGTATTAACTCATTTTAATTATTTTAATAATCCTGTTTACCTTCAATTAAAAAAAGACTGCGTAAAAAAAGAAAATTGTTTAGGTGTACACGTTAGAGGTACAGACCATGGTCAACACGGACCTTTAATTAACATAGATACATACTTTAAACATGTAGACAGCAAAATAATGTCGGAAGAATATACTAGTATATTTTTAGCAACAGATGAAGAGCTGTATGTAGAAAAATTTCAACAGAGATACGGTAAAGAAAGAGTTATAATTAATGAAAACATAACCCGTAGCGAAAATAAAATAGCTATACATACTCGAGTTGCAGGTATAGATAAAACTAAATTAATAACCGATGTATTACTAGATGCAATATCCCTTGCTCAATGTGAAGAAATTATTATAACATCAAGTAATGTATCTGCATATACCCTAGCTATTAACCCTACTATAAAATATACATTTATAGATTTTTTACATTGAGAAATAGGAATAGTTATATAAATTTTAATAATGAAAAAAGTTGTATATGTAACTGGGTGTCTCGGCTTTATTGGTTCATATATAACTAGAGACTGTCTTAAGAGAGGGTGGTATGTAAAAGGTGTGGATAAGATGACCTACGCTGCTAATAAGACTCTTATAGAAGAGTTTAATGGGTATAAAAATTTCTCCTTTGTTAATTGTGATATTAACGATTTAAAATTTCTATATGAATGTGACTACATTATTAATACAGCAGCTGAGACTCACGTTGGTAACTCTATTGCTAATAGTGTCGAGTTTGTAAAGTCAAATATTGACGGTGTTCATAATATTCTTGAGTTAATAAAAAACTATAGACAGGAAACTAATAAAAAGCCAGTACTGCTGCACTTCAGTACAGATGAAGTCTATGGCGATATTAAAGAAGGCGCTCATACAGAGGAGGATCTATTAAAACCAAGTAATCCCTACTCAGCTACAAAAGCAGCAGCAGATATGCTTATTCTTGCATGGCATAGAACATATAATCTACCTTATATTATTGTAAGACCTACAAACAATTATGGTATAGGACAGTATGTAGAAAAGCTAATACCTAAGACCTGCAAATACATCGAACTAGATAAAAAGCTACCTCTACATAACAACGGTACCCCTATACGTAACTGGTTACATGCTGGAGATACTTCAAAAGCTATTTTAACTATTATAGATAGCGAGGTTAAAAATCAAATTTACAATATTAACGGAAATTTCGAGCAAAGTAATTATCAAACTGTAGAAAAGATATATAGCCTCTACGATAAAACTGCTAGCAATCATATAGACTCATCCTATAATAGAGATGGTCAAGATTTTAGATACGCTTTAAATGATAATAAATTACGATCTTTAGGGTGGACGCCGACTGTAAATTTTGATGAAGCAATTGTAGATATTGTCAACTACTATAAAGAAAAATATATATGGTAACTGCTGAAGAATTAATAAAATTTGAGCGCGATATTGGAGATACATTCGACAGTGGCGCAATTAGAGCTCCAATACATCTCTATAACGGTAACGAAGATATTATGATCGATATCTTTAAAGATATCGATATTAAAAATGATTGGGTATGTTGCACTTGGCGCAATCACTATCAAGCTTTACTTAAAGGTATCCCAGCTGCAACCTTAAAGCAGCACATTATAAATGGTAAATCGATGATATTAAATTTACCAGAGTATAAATTTATTTGCAGTTCTATTGTTGGAGGTATACCTTCAATTGCTGCTGGTATCGCTCTATCATTAAAGTTAAAAAATAAATCTGATAAGGTTTGGTGCTGGGTAGGTGATATGAGTGCTGAAACAGGTGCTTTCCATGAAGCCTATAAGTATAGTTTAAATCACGATTTACCTATTACATTCATTGTAGAGGATAATAAAAAATCTGTATGTACACCTACAGCTCCTATCTGGGGTAGAGAGACTCCTTACTATTTAAATGAAGAGTATACAACAGGTATAGTTAAACAGAAGAATTTAATTTATTATCAATACGATAATAAAGCATATCCTCATGCCGGCGCCGGTAAACGTGTTCAATTTTAATTGTATGAGTTATTTTACAGAATTGCAAAAAGCGATGAGCTTACTCGCTGATCATCCTGACACTATCTTTATCGGGCAGGCAGTAGAGTATGAAGGTACAGGTTTATATGAATCTTTAAAGCATATACCATCTCATAAAAAACTAGAATTTCCTGTAGCTGAATATCTACAGGCTGGTATGGCGAATGGTATGGCTATTGAAGGTATGATACCTATTTCTGTTTACCCGAGATGGAACTTCTTACTGATGGGTACTGATCAGATAGTAAATCATTTGGACAAACTGACACTGATGTCAGATGGTCAATGTAATCCAAAAGTTATTATTAGAGTAGCAACTGGGAGTGAGATTCCGGTTGATCCACAAGATCAACACAAAGGTAACTTTGCTGATGCATTCCGACAAATGTGTAAAACTATAGATATAATAGAGCTTAAAGAGCCAGAAGATATTGTACCTGCTTATACTAAGGCTCTTAATAGAACAGATGGTAAGAGTACAATATTAGTTGAGTTTAGTGATTACGGGAAGTCAAAGTGAAAGTATTAATCACTAGTAGGTCAGGTTATATATCTAAAGCTCTTGTACGATCACTTTCTACAGAGCATAACATTACTGTAATAGGTAGAGCAGACCTAGACTTGATAGACTCTTTTGAAGTAGATAAATGGTTTGAAAATAAGCTATTCGATGTAGTAATACACACTGCTATTAATGGTGGTAGCAGATTAGTAAAAGAAGATGATAAGATACTATCTGATAACTTAAAGATGTATTTTAATTTGCTTAAGCATAAAGCTAAATACAATAAATTTATAAGTTTTGGGTCAATAGCTGAGAATAGCTTGCATAGCAGCTTATACGGTTTGAGTAAAAATATAATCTCACGTTATATCGAAGATGAGCCTAATTTTTACAACTTAAAAATATGTGGTGTCTTCGACTCTAACGAGAAAGATACAAGATTTATTAAGTCAAATATTTTAAGATATATATCAAAAGTTCCACAAGTTATTCATCAAGATAAATACATGGATTTTATATATATGGCTGACCTATTATCTGTAGTTAATGAGTATATTAAACAGGATAGAATGCCGAAAATTATTGACTGTGTATATTCTGAAAAGATACTTTTATCAGAAATATCAAGCATTATAAACAGTCTAGATACTCACAAGGTTGCTGTGCAAATTAATAATACAGACAAAGGGATGTCCTATGTAGGTAATGGCTCTGTATTAGAAGACCTTAATCTAAATTTATTAGGTCTCAAAAAAGGTATTCAAAATACCTATATTGCGTTGAAGAAGTAACGAACTATACTATAATAATAGTATGATCGTAGATATTCCCGTGTACTCAGGTGATTTAATTCACAGTCGTTTCGCTTATCAATACTTCAAAAAGGATATTAATCCTATCGGTAGTATTATTGCTTTTAGAGCTCCAATGTATGTCATTGAAGGTCTTATTGACCTAGAAGACTCTCTTAGTAAAGACTATATCTTTAGTGACGATGCAATTAACTTCTGTTGGGAGATTCCTAACTTGTGTCCTCTAGGAGCTGTCGCTTTCCAGCGTTGGTTTAATGTTAATATCGCATTTACTCTATCCAAGCTTACCGGTCTTAAGATTGGTGTAGATGGCGATGACCTTATGGTAGATGAAACGTTTACTGGTTCAGATCGAGTAGAACGTGATCAAGGTAAAGCTAGTGTATCAATTACATACTCTAAGAATAATGTAGCTATCGGTCATACCGGTATCAATATTAAAGCTGGTAGTAAAGCTCCTGGCTTTGCTTATTCTACTAATCTTACTGATGGAGAGGCTAAGATCTTTATGGAGACAGTATGCAATATCTTTAATAACGAGATCAAAGATATTAGTATTGCTGCTAGTAAAGTTATTGTATGAATATATTCGACCTATTTAAAGAGTTATTCTTTAAGATAAGAACGGTTGATTGTCGTAACAGTGAAGGTATGCAATTGTTCATGCCTTTTATGATTAATCGATGGTTATCGTTTTATAGTAAAGCACAGACTCTTTTTGTTAACGATACTCTCAACAAATACTCTAATGTTATCGACGACAAAATGCAGATGTATAATATGTATTATAACTTAATACCAAAGATGCATTTCAAGAAGATACCATATGTTAAGAAAGTTAAAGATAATCCAGAACAGGAGATAGAGCATCTAGCGCTGATTGCATCAAACCTAAACATCTCTACAAGAGAGATTAAGCAGAACATCGAAATATATAACAACCTTAAAACACGAACATTATGAAACATAGCATGGATCTTTTAACTCCTGTTGGTAAATAGCCGTATGCCTCTAGACATTGACTTACTACCGACTACTCGCAGTCTTATTGACCTATCTTCTCATTCATCTGGAGACTTCGGATTAGAAGATTATGAATTGACCTTTATCTTAGACGATATTATACTTGTTGAATATGTCGATATTTCTTCTGACGGTGATAACATTGTACGAAATGGTCTTTATGTACCAACAAACGCTGTTACAAAAGCCTGGCGTAAAGCTCGAGTTATTCTCACCGGACCTAATGTTAAGCACGCTAAGAAAGGTGATATTGTAGTCTTTCCAAACAATCTAGGTGTCACTGTTTCGAATATGGACATTGAAGGTCATGGTAAGATTAAGAAAGGTATATTTTTAAACGAAAGTAGAATTTTTGGTATCTGTAAAGAAAAAAATGAAAGTACAAAGACAAACTCTTGATAATATTCTATTATCTAACGTATGCGAAATTAGATTTCTACGTAAAATCCCAGTAGCTGGTAAAGCTCTTACTCGTAGAATGTGGTGTACAAAAAGTTATGACTTACTCACCTCAACAAACGGTAAAGTTTCGTTAAACTATAGAGCTCCAACTAATCCTAAAAAGGTAAACGAATCAGCAGATAACATCCTAGTAGTGTGGGATGTATTTATGCAAGACTATAGAGCTATTAGTATGTTAGAGTGCGAGCTAATTCAACAGATCCCTGCTGATGATACGTTCTGGCAATTCTTTAATGATAATCTATATATTATGACTGCGGAACAAAAAGCAGTGTTTATGAATTCATGAAATTAGATCAATATAGCGACTGTTTTAAATATCTCTTATTAAGAGATGTTAGTATCAAAATTAATAACAAAGTTATTAGGACTGGTAAAATTAAAAACTTCGCTATAAAGCAGTTTTACATAAAGCTGTTTATTGAGAATCAGAAAGGTCATATCCGGTTACTTGAGCTACCATATCCATTTGGTATATCTCAAAATCAAGAAGTAATGTCACTCGATTACAACATGGAAACATTCTGTGGAAGTAATAAGGATCTTAAGTGTAAGTTAAAATTTCTGAGCAAGAAAAATGTTAGTAAGTTCTATGATACAGTGGTAGATATAACTGTATTGTAACGAACTATCTTATAATAATTATTATGACACAAAGCTTATTACAGAGCTTTCCAGCTCCGTATACTCCTAACTCTGCGCAAGTTAAATTACTAAATAAAATTGAAGAGGCTTTTAATGATGGTTACAAATTTGTAGTGTGTTGTGCTCCGACTGGATCGGGTAAGTCATTTATCTCAAAGACTATTAGTAATAGTTCGAGAGAGCCATCTAAGGAATTTGTAAACTCTATTACAAGTTATGACGCATTTAAGCATAACTATGGTGGTGGATATGCTAGCGCTGAAGAGTGTGAGGAGCAGCCTGCATTCGGTGCCTTTGCTTTAACTATTACTAAGACTCTACAAGATCAATACAAGAGTATGTTTGAGGATACTTCAGTATTGAAAGGTAAGTCTAACTATCAGTGTGCAATTGATGATAGCTATAATGTAGATATGGCTCCTTGTACTTTACTAAAGTCTATTAAAGAGGACTGTTGGTCAAAGAATAAGTGTCCTTACTATAATGCTAGAAATCAATCGCTGGTTGCTAGCTTTGCTACGCTGAACTATAATATGTTCTTCTCTCTACCTAATCATGTTAAGAAGCGTGAGTATTTAGTATGTGACGAAGCATCTGAGCTAGAAGATCAGTTAGTAAAGCAATTTACTTGTACTGTTAACTTCGATACTCTCAAGAAGAGTGAAATCAATATTTCACCGTTCGATAGCTCTAATTATGGCAAAGCATTAAAGTGGGTATCGTTAATGTCAGTAAGAATTAGCGAGCGTATCGAAGAAGTGAAGGATATCGTAACTAAGGGATCAAAAGGTACAAAGTCTCTTAGTAAGAACTTTATTGATGCTCGTAAGACTGAGCTGATCTCGTTAAGAGCTCTACAGACTAAGCTTAGTATTCTAGAAGAGACTTGGAATGACTGCGAGTATATTTTTGAGAATGACTTCAAGTCTGTAACCTTTGTACCTCTTAAGGTTGATAAGCTATCAAGGTTTTTGTTTAACTTTGGTGAGAAGATAGTACTAATGTCAGCTACTATTATCGATCATAAGAATTACTGCAAGTCTCTAGGTATTGATCATTATAAGTACGTTGAAGTAGAGTCTTCGTTTGATCCTGGTAATGCTCCTATCTATGTTCAGACTAAGGTTAAGCTAAGCTATAGTAATCTTAATCAGAACCTACCTAAGATTAAGAAGCAGATTATGGAGATCTGTAACTTTCATAAAAATGAAAAAGGTTTAATCCATACCCATACTAACACCATAACTACCTACTTAAATAGAAATATAAATGAAAAGCGATTCCTATTTCGAGAGCCTGGGGTTAATAACGAAAATATCTTACAGCAGCATGTTGACACAACAGATCCGACAGTATTGGTATCACCTTCAATGGGCTATGGGGTTGATCTCAAAGATGATCTAGCTCGATTTCAGATTATTATCAAGGCACCCTACTTGCCTATGAATGATAATCGAATCAAGAAGATAATGAAGATCGATCCTGATTGGTATGTGAATAAGATGCTAAGCTCTTTAATTCAGTCTTGTGGTAGAGCTGTACGTTCAAAGAAGGATCATTGCATTACCTATATCTTAGATGGTGCTATTATTGAGAGTGTTATAAATAACAAGAATAAACTACCCAAGTACTTTTTAGATAGATTTGTTTGATTAAGTATTCTACACAGGTAGAATATGAAAGACTATACATATTTCTTTGAAATAAAAAACTTATTAACTCAATTTGTAGACTAAGTAATGTATATGGATTACTTAGCGATATATAATAATATAATTAATAGAGCGAAAAACAGAACTTTAGAAGGATATACAGAGCTACACCATATCATACCAAGATGTCTGAATGGTGATGATACAGTGGAAAATTTAGTAGAGTTAACTGCAAGAGAACACCTTCTTTGTCATCTATTATTAGTAAAGATACATCCAACAAATAAAAAATTAATCTTTGCTGCCTCAGCGATGGGTAGACTACGAGATAAAGATAGAATTGGATGTAGGGAGTATAGCTGGGTTAGAAAAAAAAGAAGTGAAGCAAGTAAAACAGGTAAAATAGTAATTTGTAAGTGTGGCAATGAAGTATGGAAGACACCTCATAAAATTAGTGAAGGTAAGGAGAGAGGTAAATATTGTAGCAAGGAATGCTCATATAAATTTAGGTCACCATCTAAACCTAGACGAGGAGAGATAAAGTCT